TGTCGCTGAATAGGTCAATTGCTGTAAGCTTTTTTGAGTACCGACAATGCCATAAATGGGCTTATTGAGACTTGATTGTTCAGGTGATAAATTTGCTAAACGCCCTGCAACAAAGCCTTGCGGAGATATTAAGCGTGTAACGCCGTTGACGGTATCATTAAAATAGCACCAGTCACCCAGCAAAACCTTCATTGCATAGCTATCAATACCCGCTGTGCCCTTATTTGTTATTGCCGTCGCTGCTGATTCGCCAGCAGCACCCGCAACAATCATATAAATACCTTCAGACAATCCAAAAGAGTTTTGCGTTGTCCATGTTGTCGAATCGTCAGAATCGGCTAAAGCGCACAGGCTTGTGTAAGTGCCGCGTAGCGAGTACATGCCTTTGCGGGGTACGGTATCAACACCTAAAAGCACTGTGCTGGTAATAGTCGTCGCTCCATCGGTACCAGTAGCCAGCGTTAATGTTGCCAATGTTGGCGCTGCAATACCCACGCCAGCCGTGGCCACAATAATATCTGATGGTCCACGCAAACCGGATTGGCCTGAGTTAACAGCTAATGCCATAGCAACCCAAACAGCATTGCCCGTCAAACCAAAACCGATATTATCGTAAACTTCAGGCACAATGCCAGGCATCGCAACTGATAGCTTAAACGTTCCGGTTTTACTGCCCGTGGCAATAGTGCATTGTATTGAGTTACCTAATGTTCCGGTGTATTTACTGGTAAAAGTAATGCAGCTTGTTTGTACGACTACAGTGGCTGCAACATCAGTGCCATCCGTTACACGGACACATCTCATATTGTTTGCGCCCTGCAACACTGCCGCAGCAACAATAGTGCCTAAGTCATATTTACGGTTTTGAATAGCACCAAACATCCGAGCATAATCCGCCATGCTGGAAATAACTACAGGTGCGCCAACTGGCCCCCATGTTGCCGTTCCAACCAATCCTAAAATATTGGTAGGTAGGCCATTGATTAATGATACTTGAGGCGGTACGATCTGGACATAAACATCAGGCACGATTAATGCCGTAGTGTTTACTGCCCCTAGTTGTGAGACTGGCATTATTTACGCTCCTTTTCGGCGGCGGTTGGGTCAATGACAAAAGATTCAGGTGTTGCAACTTTTACAACATTGCTTTCGCTATCTGAGCTTAAGATTGATTTTATTAAAACAGGGTCTTTTATTTCATCACCCTGTGCGAAACTTAAAAATGGATTTATTACGATTAATTTCATGAATTTACCGTGTTTGTCTGGCCTAAAATCTCAGTATGTGACTGAGGTATTGTGATGCTGTAATCGGTTTTTGTTGCCGTTGTTGAATACTCGACATTAAATAAAATATCGCGCTTGTACACGCCGCGCAGTTGCATAGAATCGTCCTGATGACTGCCTTTAAAGCTTAAGATAGCGTAAAAGCCATCAGGCATTAAAACTCGATAGACTGGCTTTAACGCTTGCTCTACTGCAATACCAACAGGATCGCGTTTGTCCCAGCAATTAGCCCATACTGTAATTTGATAGGTGCGTTGCTGTGCGCTGATTTCTTTGATGCTGATACCTGAAAAACCCACACGGGCAATGAGGCTGTATGACGATGAAAACGTAACCACCGCACCCACTGCTACACCACCCGCTAAAGTTGCAATATTTGCAGCGATAGAATTTAACGTATCGCCAGTTTGTACAACGTAAACATAATCAACGCCATCAACCATCAAGCCAATGAATTGATAATTTAAGCTGACAGTGCCGCCGATTGTTAATGTCTGCCCTGATACTGTAGCCGTTAGCGTTGGCGTATTAACCGACAGGCTTGTCCAGTCAAGCAGCAACCTGTCAATCATCTTTTCGTCATTCCGCGGGTAAACTGACACCGTGGCAATATTGGCTTTTAGGTCAGTTTCCAGCCCAACAGGATCAGGCCATCCTGCGTAAATCTTGACACCAAAGCCAACAACAGACGGATTATTAATACCTGTCGGATAAATGGCCGCCGAGATTAAATTGACTAATGCGGTGCTAACTTCCGAAACATCAGCCACGGACTATTCTCATGCCGCCAGCCATAAGGTTACAGCCTGGGGTAATACCCAAAAACTCGCACATTTCAAGGCGCTTGATTTTAAAAAGCGCCCTTCTGTCTGCCAATTCCGATTTATTACGTGTCCAGACTGCTGCCACATCGGTATCAAGATTGCACCTTACGCCTGTTATGTCATCTTCTAAATCATTTAACGGCACTAAAAACTTAGCAATCAATACTTGCTCTGTATCCACATCAAGTGTCGTTAAGCGCAAATACAGAGACATTTTAACCATTCCAAAGGATTGATAAATAATGTCATTGTATGCGCTAAACGGAGCCGCCGTGCTAGGCGCTTGAAACCCAGCAAAACGGCGCACGTCCAACATCTGAGCAGATGACAGAGCCATGATTAGCCTAACAAAGTGGCAATATGAGCGGATTTAATCGCTTTTACGCCCCACGCCAAACGCACATGATAAACAAGTTGCATAAATTGGCGATAAACCGCGACCTCAAATACCATTCCAGTAACAGGATCAGTCACTTGGATAACATCATCAGCCATATCCATCGCTGAACCGTCAGGATTAACAGGGCTAGCAGGTGCGCGGGTAATCAACTGGATTGCTGAACGGCTAAAAGCCATATTAGGCGTACTGGTTGCAACAATGGTCATTGCTACCGCACTGGCTGCCAGTGCTTTTTTAAGTCCAGATGCAATAGTGATAGTGCCAGGTGCTGCCACGCCAGTGGTAACCACGTATTGGTTGGTATCGCCTGTAAAAGTCACCACATCACCAGCCAATACTGTGCCAGTACCGGTAATCAAGGTAATGTCAGTCGCGCCGATTGCATAACCTGCTGTATTTGACGTGTAACTCGCGCCTGTGCCTTTGGTAATCGCCTGGATTGCGTTGGAGTTGTATAAGTTAAAGCCTTCGATTGGCAAATCTGAAATGCTGCCACCACGCAATAACGCAGATGAACCGGATTCGTTCAATCTTAACAGCAACGCTTGCTTGCCACGCAAATTAGCCACCGCACTAGAGCCTAAAACCAATTGCAAGTCAGTTTGTGGCGCGCCGTTGTCGTCCAGAATCTTTCTAACTTGTGCAATGTCCGACAAATCGCCGTTAGTACCCAGCGGGGTAGTGCCGGCAGTACCGTAAGCGCGGCTTGAAAATTGATATGAAGCGTTAAACAGGTCTGTTTCAATTTCGTTTGTCAGTGTACGGAAAGCCTGAACAAACTGGTTTTTCAAGATTCCGTTATAGCTTCCAGCGTTGATTAAGCCGCGCTGTTCTTCACCATTCCAACGAATTGGCGCATGACGGCTTTTGGTAATTGCCATCGATACGTTAGTGATGACGGCATCGCCGGTATTGGGCGCTGTTACCGCTGGGGTGGTATCCGCCGCTGTAATTGCTTGTGTGATTGGGACAAGGATTTGTTGCCCAACGGCCGCGCGTTCCGCATTGGTATCGCGTGATACGGCAGGGATAAAGCCGATCATTTCCCGTGAAACAACATCCAACGCTTCATAAATCGTTGGGATTAAACTGGTTAGCGTATTAGCCATTTTTTAGCCTTTAAATTAAAATCAATCTGTTATTGTCCCGCCGTTTACTACGTGCTCTCGCTGTTGCGATGGTGCAAGTGTGTTAAACGTCGATCTTGGTATCGTTTTATTGCCACCGCCACCGCCAGTATTGCCTACAGCGCCAGTGCCTACCGCTCCGCTGCCTTTTAAGATGCTGTCTCGGTGCGGGTATTTGTCTATTAAAAACTCTAATGATTCGTCAAAATCAGCAATTTCGCCAGGGCGTGTCCGGCTAAAAATCTGGTTTTTACCGTCATACCCAACCACCTGGCCGTTCTCGATTTTAAAAGCGTTGCCGAATTTTGCTTGTACCAAATCAGCCGGTATTGCCAGTTTTTCAGCGATTAATTTCGACCGAGAAAAACTGCCGCCAACCTTTTCAGCAAACAATTCAGTTTCAAGCGCCGTTGCTTTATCGACAAAAGGCTTGTATTTTTCGTCAAGGGCTTTAGTCATTTCTGATTTAATCCGGTCAACCTCACCAGCATCAATCAGCTTTTTAGCGTCCAGGTTTTTAACGACTTCAACGGCTTTTGCTGCTTCGACTGGATCAAGCCCCTCAAAAGCTTTGGCAATAGTTTCAAAGCTTTTAGCTTTTTCGCGGTGCTCTTTAGCTTCTGCGTTGAGTTGATGGATTTTTTGCATAGAAGCTGGGGCATCAAAAGCAATCTCTTTGCCGTCATCGTGGATATAAACCGGCTTTCCGCCGTCCAGAACAACATTGCCTGAATCATCAAGTTTCAATTTCATTTTTAGATTTCCATCTTAGTTGGTGGTGACGCTTCCGCGTCGATTTCTGAAAAAACGCCTTTTGCGGCTAATTCAATACGGGCTTCTGCCGTAGTGATAATTAGCTGTGTTTGGGCTTGCAAAATTGCCTGAACAGTTTCTAAGCTGTTCGGGCAGAAATTTTTGAATAGTTCGATTTCTGGTAGATAATCGATATTGACTTGTTGCGCGGCCAATGAGATACATTGCGCCACACCATCTTCAAATTCTTCGGTAATATTTTGAAGTATTGAAGAATTGGCCTTGTCCTCACTACTAACCTGAGTTGCCGTAATGTTGCCTTGGCGCTTTACAATCAATTCAGCGCCGGTGGCAATCATGCGGTTTTCTAAGTCTAGGATTGATTCTCTACCCGCGCCAATGGCCGCACCTGAGTGTTCTACCCATTCTAGTGTTGCGCCTGGATTGCTTGACTTGGCAGCAACGCTTGCGCTAAAAACGATGTCTTCTGATTCGTCAATCCCGCTTGCCCAAAGAATAGGCACGCGTGCAACATGCAAGATATTTTGCTGGTCGCTGCTTGACTGCCAGTGCTCGACATTTTGATAAGCCAAATCTAAAAGCGGGCTTACGCCGTGGCCAAAACCTAATTTTGTACCGTAGAAAAAAACAAACGGTATTTTTTTCATAGTAGACACGCCACCATCAAATAAAAACCATTCGGCTTTGTCATTTTTGCGGTAAAGCTCCCATGATCCAACCCGTAAAACCCTGACTTGTTCAACTTCTTTTTCTAAAAAATCGCCGTCATCGATACAAACTTTCTCAAGTAACCGGATTTGTGATAGTTCGTTGTTGAAAAGTTTAAAGCCAAGGATTGCGCTGCATTTATAAGCTTTAAAATAGGGTCTTGATCCGGTGGCCTTTTCTTCTGCAACGGTTAAAGCTGGAGCGGTGCTGTTGTAATCAACTAACACGCCTACTAAGCCGTGACTTAAACAATCCAGCATCCGGTCGGCAAAAAACTCATTGATGTCCGTGCCCAACAAATCGCAGTTGTCTTTTAGGATTTCAATTTGTGACGGCATGTCCTCAATATCCACGCCCTCGGTGCTAAATGGCTTAGCGGCCATCACTTTAGCTGTGCGTGAAAAAGCAGGGTAGAGTACCGACACAGACAAACGCGCTGCGTAGTCTTTTTCATTTTCCGCCGGCCATTTTGGCAATAATTGTCGGCTGGCTTGGCGCATGGCCAACGTTCCGCCCATCAAAGCATCAAGCATAGGCCAATGGTTGGCCATAACTTGAGTTAGGCTTGATTGTTTGGCTACTGCTTGGATTGGGTTGTTTATCATATGACTGCTTTATACCATTAACACATATTAAATGTCAATGTTAGCTTTAATGCTCATAAAATAGGCAATAAAAAACCGCCGTTAAGCGGTTTAATAATCCGACTTGTTAAAATTAACGAGTGAAATAAATCTACTGAATAAAAACATCAGTCTGGCCACGGGATTGGGTAATCATGAATTGTTCAATAATACGCGTTAATTCCGCGTGTTTTTCAGGTGTGAAGTGTGGCGTGTTGTGAGTAAATCCACTAATAAATTCATATCCCAATGGCTTGACAAAATAAGTCCGTTTTTCAACAAATGAAGAATTGACACCAAACAAGCCATACTCAACCAGTGCATCATAAGACACCTTTACTTTTCGGTTGTTTCGTTCGCCGGTTATCGCCTTTAACGTGTTTGGGTTTATTTTGGTGATTGCCAGCATACGGCGGTCATCGTGTGTCAATTGCCCTTGTGCGGTTTCTTGCGTCCTGATGTAATCCCGCATTGCAAGAAATTGCGCCGCTATTCTGCGCTGGTGTGCAATTGCCTTGCTTCCTGCAAATCGACCTGTAAGGATTAGCGCCTCTTGTTCAGATAATTCAAACATGGGCTTTTTATCACCATTTTTATCAATATAAACAGTGGCCTCAATTCTTACGGCTTTGTTTTCATTACAGTTTTCTTTAACGTCTTTTAGGTATTTTCTAATCAATCTCAATACGTTGTAATGCTCTTTATCGAATATTTCAGCAATCTGTAAAGATGTGATAATAAACTCGCCAGCTTGATTTTTTGTTACTAATTCATTCATTTTCAAAATCTCATAAAAAAACCGTTGTCGGGTGGAATAGGTCACAAGCGACCTCCGACAACGGTTTTAATAAATCTTTAGCTTGTCTTAGGATTCCACTCCTGCGTAAATTATAACACGTCTGTTATTTTTTTACACACAACACAGCAATACTATTCCCAGCTAATTTACTTAGCTTCAAAACGTCTTTTTTTGCCGCTTCACAAGATGACTTACTAAACCCGTCAATATGGTATGGCTCTTTAACCAAAGCTGGCGCATATGGCGATACCGGAGCAAGTAGGATCAGAATTATCAAAGTGTACATTATTTGCACCCAATCCGCTCAATTTTATCCTTAGCCTTACCATCTGCAATAGTTTGCCACTGCATATTGATAGGCGCGTCTAAACCACCACAAGCCAAGGCTTTGATATGATCCACCACGTACCCTGGACAAGTGCCTTTTTTATGGGGCTGTGTTTGTGGGCATGGGTGCGCTTTGATAAAGTGCGCTCGTTGGGTTGCGCTTCGTGCTTGTGCTGTTGTCGTGAATAGGCATAGTGATAATATTGATAATATTGATAGTTTTTTCATAGGCTTAGTCCAGTGGTTGTTAGCGAGTTTATTTTACCCATCAACTCCATAGATGCGCGGCTCAGCGCGTCAACCTGGTCGTCATGATTCCCAAAGGGGAAAAATCTCATTTCATCTTTTAGCGACTGATTCCACTCGCCACGAAGTAAAAGTACATTACCCGCGTTAACCTGTGCCGCTATCGGCTCGGCTCTCGTCACCTTATCACCGCTTTCTGTGCTTGATTTTACCCTAAATCCAGCCAGTGAGCGCGTCAAATAAAGCACTTGTGATTTTCCGGCTTGCCCTGGGTCTTGTGGTAATGAAACTATGCACCCGCGCCCGTCGCTCATAGCTGTGTTTTTTATGGCTGCATCACGTTCATCCGGTAAAGCTTTGATTTTAACCACGTCAGCAATAATAAAACGGCCGTCCTGCATTTTTCCAAGTTTAACCCCTGCTGTCCAGTCGCCCGTCACCACACTGGCTAAATCCCAACCACGACACCATGCTATTTTACCCGCTGGTATCGCGTCAATTATTTGTAACTGGTCTGGTTTAAATAACCCGCCTTCGCTCGGACTCGGGTCTTGCATGTATTGGCCACTGAAAACATAAGGCGATGCGTACTCCATTTCTTTAAGCTTTTCAATACTGTGTTTTTCTGGCCATAGTGCCGTTCCGTCTGGATTGATAGCGGGTATTTTGATATGCTCCCATTGCTCGCCGTTATTACCGGCCAGTAACCAGCCAGCTAAATCATTTTCATGTAGCCTTTGCATGATAACAATAATTGGTGTATGGGGGCTGTTTTTTCTTGATTCTAGCGTGTTTTGAAACCACTCTATTACATTGTTGCGCATGACTTCTGAACGAGCCTCGTCCGCCTTGTGCATATCATCCAATATTATACAATTTTTTACCACCAAACCTGATTCTATGGTAAAATTATGATTATCCTTAACAGTCAAACAAAAGGTAACCTCATCATGCCTAACTTTATCAATGAACAGTGGCTTCCTGTGCCCAAATATGAAGGGTTGTACTCCGTTAGCAGCTTCGGAAGAGTCAGAAGCGAAAAGCGTATTATTCCTAGAAATGGTTCGCCATACATTCAGCCTGAGCGTATTCTTAAGCCAAATAACACTATGGACTATTTTAGAGTAAGCCTTTCCAGCAATAGTCGAGCAAAAGTTTTTCAAGTCCACTATCTTGTGATGCTTGCTTTTGTTGGAGAGCGGCCAAAAGGACTTGATATTTGTCACGCAGACGGGAATCCAACTAACAACAACATTTGTAACTTGAGATATGATAGCAGAAAGGCCAATATTGTAGACAGCCAAATTCATGGCACATTCAGCGAGGCGGGAATTCATCCTGTTGCAATACTTACTAACTATCAAGCTCTTGCTATCTACAACACGAAAGGCATTCCGGCTTGCGATATTGCAAAAAGCTATGGCGTGTCTAGCGCAGTAGTTAACCAAATTTGGCGAGGAAGCTCTTGGAAATCTATCACGGGTGGCAAGCCTGTTATTGATGAAAGAGGAATAAAGACCTATCTTAGAACAATACTTACTGAGCAACAGGCGAGCATTGCGCTTTACAATAAAAAAAATAGAACTGGCAGAAAAGACGGGCTTGGAATCAAGCCAACTGCCGCCATTGTTGGTGTTGATGCTGATGTCATTAAAGCTTTTTATTCCGCTATTGACGCAGGGAAGCCTATCATTTACGCTGAGTAAGTCGGCTCTAACCCATCCATTTGTTTCGCTCCAGAATTTATGATCTGGAGTGCATTCGACAGTATTGCCATCATCAAAAGTAATTCTAACTATATCATTTGGTGGGTTTTTATGCCATGCGGTGATTGGCTTAAGTACCATGCTCCCTGCGTAGTTATATGACCATACATTAATTGCCATCCGTTCTTTTACAATCGCGTCAATAGCTATTAATCCACGCTCTGTCCATACCATTGTTCCAGTTGGGAAGCACCCACCAAAACCATCGCGAACTTTCCCAGCGCCATAACCTGTAATTGTACCGCCCGCGCCCACAGCATAAACACACCCGCCTTTATCAGTGCGCCATTCGTCTTTAGCCTTAGAGTCGCCCTTTAGGATAACTTCTGGGAATATTTCGCGATAAAATTCTTCCTGAACCAATCCGCGCACAGCGTAGCTATTATTTGCCGCCAATCGGCCTGAATAGCTGGAGTGAATAAATTCTGAATCGGGATTTTTTCCTAATGCCCACGCCATGAAACATTTTACAGCAAGCTCGCTTTTGCTATAGCGGGGAGGTATATTGATTATCAGCCGTTTACACTCGCCATTATAAACTCGGTGCATGGCATCACATATAATGGCATGGTGTCTGGCTTGTTGCCAGTTATAGCCGCGTTGCATCTTGAAAACATACCGCGAAAAAAAGTAAAAATCGTCTTGGCACTTTCGTGCGATTTCTACTCTTTCCTCAAAATTCCGCGTCAAGTTGTGCGCTTATTAACCGCGCCCTGTCTATGTCTTGCTGGGTTATTGTAGCGTGGAATAGTGGCTCGCCGTCAGCTCCGGTAAATTCCTTCTTAACTGGTGCATTAAAGCCACACATCTTGTTTAATTCTTTCGCCGAATTGATAACATCGGCATGTTTGGCATACTTATCCAGCAAAACCGACATAAGCCGGTTTTCTATTATTTCGCGCGTGACTTTGCTAACCGAGTCTAATTCATCCGGTTGTATTAGCTCTAAAGTCCAGTCGCATTGTTCTGCCATTTTTCAATGATACCATAATCAGCCAAGGCTATGAAAAAATTCATGTGCTAAACGATTTGTTGTAATAATCAAAAAGTTCACGCAACGTTTGTTCAGTGTCTTGTTTGTCGCAACTGGCATCATAGATAAGATCATCGTTATCATCAATAAGCAATGCTTCGTCGTAAGCCGTAACTGCGTCATAATACTTTTTTGCTTGCTCAGTTATAAGCTTTGCGTAATCGCCTATTTTTAATACTGTTGTTGTTGCTGTAAATTCTGGCTCTTTCATTGCCAACCCATAGATACATTATCGCCATTTTTCCCGCTTAAAATCTGAATGTTACACATTCTTTTACCCAACATGCCCTTGGCATGATTGATAAAAAGCTCGGCTTTTTCGTGCGCTTCTGTTTCGTCAATATCTGACAATATTTGCACGTGGTGCGTTGCTTGATTGCCGGTAAAATTACCGCCTAAATCTATGTAGGTTACGACTACGTATTTCATTTCATTCTGTCCTATTTTTAAAAGTGGCAAGGGCGGCTTGCCACGGGGGTGGGTAATTATTTAAATCAACCAAATTTGGTCGCTCTTTCCCATATTTTATCAATAGTATCTATCTGCTTTGACGATAGCGTCCCGCCTTTATCAAGCCTTGATCGTATCGATTGAATAAAACTGCAATCCCATTCCGATAATCTTGACTCTCGCTTCTCGCAGTCATCAATCATTTTAAGATATTCATCAGCCCATGTTTTTACGTTGTTGGCCATAGGTCACATCCAAATAGTTTGCTTAGGAAAAACATCAATAATCGAGTCATTGAATAATAGCGTTTCGCCGTGCTTGCCTTTGATGTGTTCGCCTTGGTTTCTGCCCCTGTCGTAAATCATCCGGTCTGCTTGGTGTCTTGGTTTCCCGGTGATGATTTCCGCACCGCGCAAAACATCAAAATAAGGGCGTATTTTAAATTTAGGAATCCCAAGCTTAGCGGGTAATGAATCAGGATGATCGGCTTCGTGGCCAGTGTAGATTTTTATGATACTTTCGGCTTTTGCTGTTTGGCCGTGTAGCATTGCGTCAAAGACATCAATAACCATTTCACGAAAAACAGGGCTTACCCATGATGCGTAATCGATAACCAAGCTTCTGCAAACGTAAGTGTCCCCGCCTTTTGCCCCACCAACTTCTGTTCTACTTGTCAAGCAAAAACCGCTACCCGTTTTCGTACCCAGATACTTTTCAAAGGCTTGCGTAGATTCAAGCTTAAGCCATCTGTTAGGCTGGTCTTTACGCTCGCCGCCGCATGACTTATGAAGTGCTTTCAAAGAAAACAAACCATCTGATTCAGGATTAGCAAGGGTGCTTTTTAAAACATTAGGATCGATCATTGTATGCTCCAATAATTTGAATGCTGATAATGTGGCACTGGTGCATTACGTCAGTTTTCGGGTTGCAATCCCTAGCCACGCTTAATTATACCATTTCCCGCCTAAGTTTGGACACATAAAAAATGGTTTTTTCGTTCCAGTATTTTACCCATTGTCGGGTACTCATCCGCAGCTCTTTTTTGAACTGCATCCTTGCTTTGGTGTAGTAGTAGTATAGGTAATTGCGGTTGTCTTGTTGCTTAAGCTTCATTTCCTTCAATCCGCTTTTTAGCAATATTAAAATAATCAATGTCCTTTTCAATCCCTAAAAATCGGCGGTTAAGGTTACGGGCTGCTACGCCTACACTACCCGCGCCCATAAACATATCCAAGACCGTTTCATCTTCGTTTGAATATGTTTTTAAAATCCATTCACATAAATTTATAGGCTTTGCTGTTGGGTGTAGTGATTTATGATTGCCATTGCTAAAGGTTATTACGCTTTTTGGGTGTCTGTCGCCAGTTTGGTTTTCTGTGTTATTGCGCTCAACCATGTTGTAATGCTCTGGCGCGCCGCTGCCTAATCTGTCTTTTTTCCAGCTATCACCTTTAGTTTTCTGCGGGTTGTAAGTTGATAGCTTTAAACCATCCATCATAACTACAATATACTCATGTGCGCGTAATGGCCTAATATTGGCATTTAAAAAACCAGTCCCCATCGTTTTAGACCATACAAGCTCATAAGCTGTTTTAAATCCGCCTGTTTCCATCAATTTATTAGCTAACTTTAAATCAGCAAATGACACGAAAACACCGCTAACTTTTAATACCCGCTTGACTTCGTTAAAAAAAGATTCATAACAAATTGCATCTTCTTTATCAAATTTTAAGTTAGTTGAATGATACGGCGGATCGGTCAAAATCATATCAACCGAGCCGCTTTCAATATCCTTCATAACCTGAAAACAATCGCCGTGTATTAACATTTTTATCCTTAGAAAGTAATTTAATATTTTCCTTATTTTACTTTAACCGATAAAAGTAAAATAAGAAATTAAAAGCAAAAAAAAGCCCACGTTTTAAGTGGGCTTTCTCTCGTCTCGCGGTTTGAGCTTGCTAAGCATAGGCTTGTTTGACTGTTTTTGCTATGCCCCAAATGCCAAAACGAAAATCTTTTATTGTTGCGAACGCTGAATAAAAAAATCTGTACTGACTGCGATACGGTGATACCATGGGATTTAGAGAGAAAACAGAAGCCGCTCTTGGGCTAATATTAAGCTTTACTGCCGTTTTTTCTTGCGTGACGGGGTTAATATTGGCATTTAAAAAACCAGTCCCCATCGTTTTAGACCATACAAGCTCATAAGCTGTTTTAA